CTCTGATGCAATCGAATATTTCGTCCGAACCTTTGATGTAGAGGTGGTCTGGTAATGGCATTCAAAGCATCCCTCTCGTCCCGGTTCTATGTCGGTTCGCAACACTTCAGTGTGTTTGCCCGCGGTTTCTCGTTCACGAAACAACGGTTGATGCTTGAGACGACCACGTTGGTGGACACCGCGCACCAGTTCATTCCAGGCCAGCAGAACGGCACCGCCTCCCTTGACCTGCTTCTTGATGGTTCGGGTGCTACCCCGTCAGAGTTCATCACGATCACAAACTGGCTGAGCACTCCACAGGTGGTGACGCTCGCACCTTCGGGCACCGTGTCGGGTTCTGAGGCGTGGCTGTTGCAAGCGAACGATTCACAGTCCACGATCACTAGCCCTGTGGCGGATGTGGTATCGGCGGCGGTCACGATTCAGTGTGACGGCCCCGAAGACGCCGGCGTCGTTCTTGACCCGGAGACGGCGATCACGGCGAACACGAACGGAACCGCCGTAGACAACGGCGCATCTACCGCAAACGGCGGTGTCGCACACCTTCACGTCACCGCGTTCACCGGTTTCACGTCGGACACGATCGTCCTTGAGCATTCGATCGACAACGTGTCCTACACGACCCTCGGCACATTCCAAACGGTGTCGGGGCTCACGTCGGAGCGTTTGGTGATCGCAGCCGGGACGACGGTGAACCGTTGGGTTCGTATCCGTGACACTGTGGTCGGTTCCGGGTCCTGTACCCGCACGGCGTCGTTCGCCCGCCGCTAACCCTTTGTTGCCTCCTGCCGGGGCTTCCTCTCCCAACTCAACCCCTAGGAGATTCCCATGGCATTCAAGGCCGGCACCACTTCGGCGTTCTATCTGGCGAATGCCGCGAACGCCCTCCAGAACCTCAGCCCGTTCGCGGACAACCTCGGTTTCCCGCAGTCCGCTGCACAGCTCGAGGTGTCAGCGTTCGGTACCGCCGCAAAGGCGTTCATTCCGGGTCTGTTGAATGGTGACACGCTCACCATGTCGGGGCCGTATGACGTGACGATCCATACGCAGCTTTCGACGGCTCAGCAGGCCGGTTCGTTGCTCGGGTTCATCTTCGGCCCCGGCGGTTCTGTAGCGGCGCAGGCACGTATGGCCGGCTCGGTGTACGTGTCGCAGTACACGGTGAACTCGACGGTGGGCGGGCGCGTGGAGTACTCCGCCAGCCTCCAGGTGTCGGGGGCCGTCGCAAACGGAACCTTCTGATCATGGCTGATTCGCCGTTCACGTCGCTGGACAAGAAACTCGACATGCTCGCACGCGAGGTGTCGGGTAAGGCCGGTCAGGCGCGTGTGCTCGCGGTCGCGAAGATGGTGGCACCGCTGGTGGATGAGGCCGTACGCCACACTCCCGCCTCGCACGGCACGCTCGCTGACGGGTCGATGTCGGGCTGGCGGCGTAACAAGCCGATCGTGCTTGTCGGCCGGGTGAAAGTGTCGGGTGCTGAGGTGGCGATTGAGCCGAACGCGAAAGGCCCCATGCGTGTCCTACAGGACGGCCGCCAGGCGTCGATGCAGGGGCCGTTGATCACTTCTGGTGGCAAGTCCGGGGTACGGAAGGTGTCCCGGGCTCGTCGTAAGCGTGCGTCCGTCGCGTCGCAGGGCAAAGGGACGTGGACGGATGCGACCGAACGGATCGTTGCTGCCGCTCCACCGCTCATGGCCGAACAGGTTGAAGAAGCAATGGGAAAGATGTTTCTGCGCGGCTAAGGGATCAGCCCGCCGTGTAGATGCAGCAGTTTGCCCACCTCGGCTAATACCGGAATCACTAGCCACCAATTCGGACGCATACGTGTGACGATACAACGACCTGCGAGGGGTGACTAGTGGCAACGTTCACCGAACGACTCCGAATCGTCCTTGACCTTCAAGCCGAGAAGCTAGAGACCGGACTGAAGAAGATCCGGGACTCCGTGAAGGAGGCCGACGGGTTCGTCGGCAAGATGACCGCTGGCGTAAAGGGCGCATCCGAGGCGTTCTTCGGGTCGCCGGCCGCACTCGCAGGCGCGGCATCAGTCGGGGCCGCGGCGTTGGCGAAGGTCACGTCCGAAGCATCGGACCTCGGTGTCGAGATCGGCAAGCTTTCTGACGCGACGGGTCTTTCGACCGAGCAGGCTTCGCGTTGGATCGAAGTCGCGAAAGACATGGGGATCGGCTCTGACACCCTTGCCGGGTTGCTGGAGAAGATGGTGCGGAACATCGGGTCTTCCCCCGACAAGTTCAAAGAGCTTGGAATCTTCATCCAGCACGCCGCCGATGGCACTGTCGATATGAACGCGACGATGTTGCTTGCGGTGGATCGGATCAACGCGATCCAGGACCCGACGAAACGAGCTGCCACTGAGGCGTCGCTGTTCGGTAGGTCGTGGGCGTCGGCGTCTGAACTGTTGAAAATGTCATCGAGCGATATCAAGAAGCGGTTGGATGAGGTCGGTTCCGCGAAGGTGTACGACTCGCAGCAGGTCGCTGATTCGCGTGCGTTCCGTGACGCGTTGCAGGACTTGAAGAACACCGGTGAAGACCTCGCGATTGAGATCGGTAAGGATCTTCTCCCGGCGATCACCCTTGTCGCGAAGGGTGCCGTGATCGCGGCGAAGGGCGTGAAGGGCTTCGTTGACGTCGCGGCCGAGGTCGGTGGCGGTGGTCGTGGCGATGTTCGTGATTCGCTGAAGCAGGCCGAAGATCTGTTCAAGAAGTACGGCGATCAGGTGTGGAAGTCCGACTATGCGGTGAAGAACCACATCGGTTCGCTGATGGACTGGTCGACCGCGAACGCGTTCAGTGTCAAACTGTCGGTCGAGGACCTCACAAAGTCGGTTGAGGCTCAGCGGTCGAAAATGTTGGACCATGTTGCTGCCGTCGCGGAGGTCCGCCAAGGCACGTATAACTGGACGCAAGCGCAGGATGATGCTCGAGCTGCGTCACAAAAGCTGACGGACGAGGCAAAGGCGCAGGAGCAGGCGACCAAAGATCTTGATGCTGCGACGAAGAACTATGCGGACAGCGTTGAGCGGCTGTATAAGGACGAGTTGGATCGGCTCGGGCTGAAGGAACAGATCACGACGATGTTGTCGGACTGGAAGACCGGTCACGACAAGAACATCGATGCTGCGAAGACGTTGGCGGAGAAGCAGGCGTTGCTGTCAACCGGGACGTTGGATTCGAAAGCGTCGATCGAGGCGCAGATCGCGACCCTCACGGTGTTGGAGACGACAACGAAGAAGGGGTCGCCGTTGTGGAAGGCGATCGAGGATCACAAGCAGGGCTTGAAGGAAGCAGCTGATCAGGCTGAACGTATTCAGGCCGCGGAGGCCGGGTTGAACGCTCAGGCAGCGAACGCGGCTGCCGGCGGTGGCGTTCCGGCGTTCGGTAGCCCAGTGACTGTCCCTGTCGGCGGTCGTGGTCCGGAGGGCGCTGGGTATTCGGTTTACAACGTGAATGTGACGGTGTCTGATCCGTCTCCGATTGCGGTGATCAACGCGATCACCGCATGGGAACGACGCAACGGCACCGCCTGGAGAAGCTGAATGACTGTCCCGACCTATCAGCTTCTCGTCTACTTCGGCACTACCGTCACCGCGTCGACCTCGTTCACGCTTGACGACCCGACCAAAGGCAAACTCGATTCCGTCACCTACCTTCTCGATGGCGATACCGGCACCGACATCAAGCCGTACATCAACAGCGTGAACATCAACCGTGGCCGAACCTCCACAATGCTCGACAACCCATCCGCCGGCCAACTATCGGCAACGATGAACAACGAGACCCGCATTTTCGACCCGCTGTACGCGGCCGGAACCTACTACGGCAAACTCACAGTCGGCCGCAGGTGCACGTTCATCGCTGACGGCATCACCCTCTACGACGGTCGGGTATCCGACTGGAACCTCGACTACGCGGTGTCTGGTCGCTCGACAGCAACGATGACGGCAGAGGATGCGCTTGCCACGTTGGGACGTAAGCAGTTCACCGCATGGACTGCGACCGCTGCACAGACCGCGGGTCCGAGGTTGACGGCGATCCTGAACCGTTCCGAGGTCGGTTGGCCTGGCGGTCAACGCGACATCGACACAGGGATCGCCACCCTGCAAGGCGACTCGGTCACCGACCAGTCGAACGTACTCAACTACTGCCAGCTCGTCGCTAAGTCCGATGGGCCGTCATCGTTCTTTGCTTCACGGAAGGGGCTGGTCACCTTCAGGGACCGGCGGGCCAACGTCACCGCCTCACCGGTAGTTACGTTTGCCGACGACGGCACTGGGGCCATTTTCCAAGACGTAACCACGCAGGTCGGGTCCGAGACGTTCTACACCCGTGTCTCCGTTGATCGTGCCGGTGGGACCGCCCAGACGTATACCACGACCTCTGCCGCAACCGATGACATCATCTCGCTTTCCATCAACGGGCTGTTGATGGATTCCGATACGCAGGCGTTGGATTGGGCTACCTACTTCGCGAACGTCTACGCGACCGGTGACGCCCGCATCTCCGGTATCACCACCGCGATCGACTCGAACCTGCTTTCGCTCGCGAACCGTCAGGCGTTACTCGGTATCGAGATCAATGACGTGGTGCGGGTGAAGTGGACCCCCAACAAGGTTGGGGCTCAGATCGATCAGAAGTCGGTCGTGATCGGTATCCATCACAACATCACCCCCGCCCGGCATGACTTGGTGTTGATGCTCGGCAAGTACGACTCGCGTGCCCCGTTCATCCTGGATTCGACCTCGAACGGCACTCTGGACAATCCGGGCGTTCTCGTTTTCTGAACCTTCGGGTTCGGCATACCCCCTAATAGGAGGCTGTAATGGCTCAGGGCTACCACGACTTTGTCGCGGGCGAAGTGTTGTCCGCCGCGAACCTTGAGGACTACACCCAGAACCAGACCACGATGCGTTTCGCCTCGGCGGCGGCGCGTGACGCAGCGTTGGCGGCGGTCCTCACCGAAGGGTTGCGGGCCTACCTGATCGACCTGAACGTCGAAACCATCTACTCCGGTTCCACGTGGTCAACACAGGGGCCGGTACATGGTGCGCTCACGTCATGGACCCCGGTTGTCACCCAGGGTGCAACCCCGACATTCACGATCACCGATGCCCGATATCAGCGTATCGGCCGGTGGGTGCAGGGTTATTGTCGGTTGACGTTCACCGCGACCCCAGGCACCGCAAACAACCCGATCGTTGTCGGTATCCCGGTCGCCGCTGCGGTGTCCACCGCAACAGTGATACTCGGGTCGGGCCACTGGTTCGACTCCTCCGCTGCGACATATGCGATGTTCCATCTCGGGACTTCGACATCGACAACTTGTGGCCTGTACGACACGTCAACAATTTCGACGGCCCCGCTGCTCGGTTCCACAGCTGCAGCGAACGCGTCGGCGGTAGCGAACGCTGACGTGATCTCGTACACGTTCGCGTACGAAGCCGCCGCAGACGCCTGATGCCGTTTCATCGCATCCCCAAAGCGGACGCGGACCTGCTTATCAACGCGATCGAAGCTGCCGGCGAAGTACTCCGGTTCGGCTGGGCTGAGGGTGATCAGTACGTGCTGTTCACCGAACGACTCGGGACCGTCACCGGTACGTCGTTTCTTCCCGTCGCATCCATCGCGGGTGCCCCGGTATCGGTGCAAGCCGTGCCGGATACCCCGCTCTGAAAGGACATCCTGTGCCCACCCCCATGCTCACCGGTATCGACACCTCCCACTACCAAACATTGAACGGCGCACCATTTCCGTCGCTCATGTTTGCCTGCCACAAAGCCACCCAAGGCAGCAACTACAAAGACCCCAGCCTCCCCACATTCATCGCCCGCTACCGTGCCACAATCCCCCACCCCGGGTTCTACCATTACATCGAACCGGCAACAATCGCGACCGCCCAAGCACAAGCAAACAACTTCATCACCACCATCGACTCTGTTGGCGGCCTGAAAGACGGCGAATTCGTCCTCCTTGACTGGGAACGCGGTTCCAATGGTGTCATCGCAGACTTGGCGACTGTTGCCGCGATCACGTTGTACACGATCGCCCGTTACGGCGACCAGAAGGTGATGATGTACACGAACCGGCGGATGACCGAACCGTCGTTCTCGCAGTGGCGTGCACAATTCCCGACCGTCGCAGTGTGCCTCGCCAACTCTCGCACCTCAACTTGGATGCCGAACAACGGCTGGAACGAATGCA